CGCCGCGGTCGCGACGTACCTCACGGGGTCGGTGGCAAACCTGGCGGTGGTGTACGAGTCGCCGCCGTTCGACGAGTCCGACATCGACTGGGACACGCTGCTCCCCGCGGGCGGTGTGGTGCGGTGCTTCGGGGTGGTCTACCTCGACGAGGAAGACGACACCTCGGTGTCATGGGACGGCGCAGGGGGCCGTCGCGTGTGCACGTACCAGATCGCCGTCGAGCTGTTCTTCCAGGACATCTCGGCGGACGCGCAGGCCGCGCAGTCCCGCTTGGACGCCATCGTCACCGGCGTCAAGCAGCGGCTCCGGGCGGACCCGAAGCTCGGCACCGCCGACGCCGAGCCGTCGGACATCATCCAGGCCGCCCTGGCCCTCAAGGTCGAACGCGGACGTCCGGAGCGCTACGGCGAGGGCGACGTCTTCGGGGCCTGGGTGGGGATCAAGTTCACCGCCGATTCCTACGAATACGCCACCTGACAAGGAGAAACGCGATGGCGACTGCCTACGAATTCATCGGCCCGCAGGAGATGGACTACCCCGCGTGGGGTCTGCGCGTCGCCCCGGGCGACGTCGTCCGGCTTGACGGCCGGCCCCCGTCGGACGGGAACTTCCGCGAGGCCACCGAGGACGCCGAGCCGACGGCCGTGGCGGCCACGGAGCCGCCGGAGATCACCGATCCGGAGACCACCGATCCCGAGGGCGGCAAGGGCGGCGACGAGCCGCCCACCGAAACGCCGCGGCAGCCGAACCTGGCCGCGTCGGCAGCCGAGTGGGTCGCCTACGCCAAGGCGGTCGGCGTGCCGGACGAGATCGCCGACCACGCCACCCGCGCCGCGATCATCAAGCACTTCACCGGCGGCCCGTTCCTCGAGGGCGTCGAGCCGCCGAAGGCTGACGAGGGCGACGGCACCGAGCACACCGAGACCGAAGGCGAGTAACGACCGTGGCCACTGGCAGCACCGCGTCGACGTACCAGACAGTCCTGGGGATCGCGAAGGAACCTCAGCCTGCCACCGGCGTGCCGGTGGCCGCGACCGCCTTCGTGCCCGTCAAGAAGCTCGAACCCGAGAACAAGCCGGTCAAGCTCACCGACGAGTCGTGGCGCGGCTCGATGGTGCAGGTCGTCGGCGTGCAGGCAGGCCCGCAGTCGTCGGAGGTGAGCCTCGGCGGCGACGTGTTCGCCGACACCATCGGCTGGTGGCTGGCCGGCACCCTCGGCGACGTCGTGACGACGGGCGCGTCGGCGCCGTTCACGCACACCATGTCGCTGCTCAACTCCGGCAACGGGCAGCCGACCAGCTACACGCTGACCGACTCGGACCCGCTGTCCACGCGGCAGTACGCGTCGTCCCGGTTCACCGAGCTGACGCTCAAGTGGGACGCCTCCGAGCTGCTCTCGTGGGAGGCCAAGGCGATCGGATGGACCGGCACCACCACGACCGCGCCGGTGACGACGTTCAGCACGCTCCCGCCGGTGGCGTCGTGGTCGGCGTCGGCGACGCTCAACGCGGTCGCGTTGCCGCATTTGAAGTCCTGCGAGCTGTCGTTCAAACGCGACGGGTCGGAGCCGATCTTCACCGTGCAGAACCAGCAGAACCCGTACGAGGTGCACGTCGGTCCGATCACGCTCGAGCCGAAGCTGACGTTCATCGCGAAGGACGAGCAGCCGCTGATTGACCTGCTCGCCAACACCACCGCGCCGCTGGTCATCAACTACACCACCGGCGCCGGGCCGACGCTGGTGCAGCTGCAGGTGACCATGACCGCCTTCAACTACAGCAGCGCCAAGAAGGCCAAGGGCAACAGCTGGATCGAGTGGGAGGCCGAGGGGCGCGCGATCGGCAACGTCACCGACGCGGGCGCGTCCGGCGGCTACTCGCCGTGCAAGGTGCTGCTGAAGAACGCTCTTCCGGCCAGTACCTACGTGTAACCGTTCAACCGCAACAACTGTCCATATTGGAGCGCGAGAGAATGACTCAGGAAATCACCGGCCCGTCGGGGTTCGTCTACACGCTGCGCGAACCCCGCGAGCTGACCTACAAGCACCGCAAGTTCGTCCTCAAGAAACTCGGCCTGAACGCCGACCTCAACGGCGACGTGAACGTGGACGTCGGCGCGGTGCTCGGCGGCCTCGAGGAGGCCACGCTCGGCGTCGCGATCTCGTCGTGGAACGTCACCCACCTCGACGAAGACACCGGCGTCCGCGACAGTGAAGTGCTGCTGATCCCGATGCACGTGCCGGAAAACCTCGACCAGATCCCGGCAGAGGACGCCGCGCTGCTGGCCACGGCGACCAAGGATCTTCGCAAGGTGCTGATGCCGGAGTTCGGGCCGAACCCGGACGAGAAGTCCCCTACGCCGCCCTCCGCAGGCTGAAAGTAGCGCTGCTCAACGGGCCGGATCCCCGGCTCCGTCTGCCGGAGGGCTACGACACCTACCGCCTCATGAAGATGTTCCCCGGTCTTCGCCACCCCGACGACGTCGACGCCCTGCCGGCCGAGTTCGTGGGGTGGGCGTTCGAGTTCGAGCGCGTCGAGAACGAAGCCAAGGCCGAGGCGCAGAAGGCAGCGCAGAAGAGGTGACCTGGTGGCCGAGATCGAGCTCATCGGCGGCGACCTGCTCCGCGTGGCGCTGCTGTCCATCATGGAGCACGAAGAGGTCGTCACCCGCAAGACGGTCCGCGATCTCGGCATCCGGCTCACCAACTACGCGAAACGCGAGGCGTCCGGACCCGCCCGGGTCGGGATGCCCCGCAAGAACCGCAAGGGCGACGTCATCCCGTACCACGCCGGCGGCCCCGGCGTGGTCACGGGCACCCTGCGCCGGTCGATCATCCCCCGCCGCGAGGGCCGCATCGGCGCGCACTCGTGGTTCATCGACGTCGCCCCGGGCACGCCGTACTCACGGCGGCTCGAGCTCGGGTTCTACGGCGTCGACTCGCTGGGGCGCCGGTACGCGCAGCCCGCCTACCCGTACATGAAGCCCGCGCGGGACAAGGTCCAGCACGAGGCGAACGCGGTCATGGCCAAAGCGTGGCGTGACGCCCTGAAACCGGGGTAGCGCAACACAAATTCGGCACACGGAAACCTGAGGGGGTGACCGCGTGTCGGACTACTTGCCGCCCGTCATCGCGCGTCTGATCGGCGACGTTTCCGATTTCGTCCGCAACTGGAAGCGGGCCGCGGACGAGGCGGACAAGCAGAACGAGCGGATCCGGTCCGGGTCCGAGCGGATGGGGCAGCAGGTCAAGACCGCGCTGTCGTGGATCGGCGACCAGATCAAGGGCAATTTCGCCGGGATCGCGAGCCTCACCCAGAAGTTCATGATGTTCGGCGGGGTCGCGTCGGCGGCTGCCCTGGTGGCCGGGGGCGCGCTGGCGGCGCTGCCGCTGGCGTTCGCCGGGCTCGCCGTGATGGTGCTCAAGGACAACGCGGCGGTCAAGGCGTCGTTCACCGAGCTGGGCAACCACGTCAAGTCGTCGCTGCAGTCGGCGGCCGCGCCGCTGGTGCCGGTTTTCCAGCAGATCGCGGGCGAGCTGGGGAAGACGTTCGACCAGATCCTGCCGCAAATCCGGACGATTTTCTCGACCATCGGGCCCTACCTGAAGACCCTGACCGAGGGCATCACCGGGTTCGCGGTGCAGGCGATGCCCGGGTTCGTGACGGCGATCAAGTCGGCAGGCCCCGTTTTCGACGGGCTCGCCGACCTCCTCGCCAACCTCGGCGGCGGGCTCGGCCAGTTCCTCGCGAACCTCGCGCCGGCGGCCGGCGCTGTCGGGCAGGCGTTCTCCGCGCTCGGCGGCGGCCTCGAGGAGATCCTCTCGCTGCTCGGCTCGGTGGTTGGTGCGCTGGCGCAGGTCGGCGGCCCGATTCTCGAAGCGATCATGCCCGTGATCACGACGCTGCTCGACGGGCTCGTCGGCGCGCTGATCCCGGTGATCACGTCGCTCGGCCCGGTGTTCGTCGGCGTGGCGAAGGCACTGCAGCCGCTCGCCGAGGCCTTCGGCCGGATCTTCGAGGCCGCGGGCCCGGCCATCACGGCGATCTTCCAGCAGCTCGGCGACGTCCTGACCAGCTCGTTGATCCCCGCGCTGATCCAGATCCTCGACGCGGTCGCGCCGCTGATCCCCGCGTTCCTCGGCCTGCTCAGCCCGATCATGCCGCTGGTGCCGGCCGTCGCGAACGTCGTCGCCGGGCTGGCGTCGGGGCTGGCGCCGATTCTCCAGGCGCTGCTTCCGATCGTGTCGCAGATCGCCACGGTGATCAGCCAGTTCCTCGGCCAGGCGCTCACCAACATCTTCGAGGCGATCAAGCCGCTGCTGCCGGTCATCGGGCAGCTGGCGACGACGCTCGGCAACGCGTTGCTGCAGATCCTCCAGGCGCTCGCCCCGGTGCTGCAGCAGCTGATCTCGGCGCTCCTGCAGGTGCTGCCGTCGATCATCGGGCTGCTGCCGCCGATCATGCAGCTGGTCACCTCGCTCACGCCGTTGATCGTCCTCATCGTGCAGTTCGCAGGGTGGCTGCTCGGCCTGCTGCTGCCGGTCCTCGTGCAGGTCGTGACGTGGCTGAACAACTTCCAGGCGATGATCCTGGGGAACGTCGCGGACGGCATCTCGTGGCTGGTCACGAACGTCCCGAAGGCCTTCGAGGCCGTGATCAATTTCGTGTCGCAGATCCCCGCGAAGATCCGCGAGTTCTTCTCGACCGCGGGCACGTGGCTGGTCAACGCCGGCCGCAACATCATCACCGGCCTGTGGAACGGCATCAAGGCCGTCTGGCACTTCATCACCAACCTCGGCTCCGAGGCCTGGAGCGCCATCACCGGCGCCCTCAGCAACGCCGGCAGCTGGCTCTACAACGCCGGCCGCTCGATCATCGAGGGGTTCTGGAACGGCATCCAGTCGATGATGGGCTGGGTCAAGCAGCGGGTGTCCGACTTCCTCGGCGGCATCCGGAACCTGTGGCCCTTCAGCCCGGCGAAGGAAGGCCCGTTCAGCGGCTCCGGCTGGGTCCTCTACTCCGGCATGTCGATGGGGCAGGCCTTCGGCGAGGGCATCACCCGCTCGGCCGTGTCCGCCGTCGCCGCGGCGCGCGGGATGCTCGGCTCCGTCTCCGCCGTCATCCAGGGCGGCACAGCCGGCGGCGCGTCGATGGGCATCACCGGCGCCGTCACCGCCGGCGCCGGTGCGGCCGGCGGCGGCACCACGGTCATCAACCTCAACGTGGCCGGCGACGACCTCGCCCGGCTGCTGCAGCAGGGCACGCTGCGCTACGCCCTCCGCAACCCGAACAACGGTCTCTCGACCGGGCTGGCGACGGGGGGAGCGTGACCATGCCACGCGCCTCCTGGCCGCTCATGACCGCCATCTGCGACTTCACCCAAGGGCCGCCCGGGATCCCCGGAAACGGCGCCGTGTCGCTGCTGGACAATCCAGCCAGCCAGATCGTGTTCAAGGGCTTCACCACGCAGCGTGGCCGCCAGTACGAACTGGGCACCGTGCAGGCCGGCGAGCTCAAGCTCAACATCGACGACCCGCAGGAGTGGCTGAACCCGGTCAACCCCGGGTCGCCGCTGAACTCCGGCGCGAACCAGCTGCTCCCGTACCGGCAGGTGCAGATCGGCACGTGGTGGAACCGGCTCACCAAGGACGTCAGCGGGAACCTGCTGAACTCGACGAACCTCGTCCCGGGCTCGGTGAACACCTACGACCCGTCGTTCGAGGGCGGCGGGCTCGGCGGGTTCTTCGGGTTCATCGGCGCGCCGGTGATCACGAACAGCACGGTGCAGGCCTTCCAGGGCACGCGCTCGCTGTCGTGCGTCTTCACCGGGGCGACGGACACGCCGACGGTGGCACTATTCGTGCCGCCGTACCAGCTGCAGACGCTGTCCCTGTACGTCTTCGTCCCGGCCAGCCACACCGTGACCGCGAAGTGGTTCAACTTCAACACCGCCGGCGTCGGGGCTCTGATCGGGCAGGCGACGTCGTCGCTGACCGGGACGTGGCAGCGCCTCGTCATCACCGGCACGCCGGCCACCCCGACGAATGTGCTCGAGCTGACGTGCTCGGCGGCGTATCCGGCGACGGTGTACGTGGATGCGCTGCAGCTGCAGCTGGGTGGTGCGGCGACCGGGTTCGTGTCGACGGGTCCGACGTACGCCGAGGTGTTCACGGGCTACATCGAGCGGTATCCGCAGCAGTGGGCGGATCAGGGGATGCGCGGGGTGAAGCCGCTTGAGGCGGTCGATGCTCTGTCGCCGTTGTCTCGCACGATCATCGCGCAGTCCTACGCCAGCACGGTGCTGGCGGACGGCCCGGCGGTGTTCGTGCCGTACAACGACGACTCGTTCCCGCAGACGGTGCAGCAGCCGACCGGCGGTGCCCCGTACACGGGATATCAGGCGATCGGGTCGCAGTCCGCGTCGGTGTCGTTCGGCGGCGACTCGTTCCTCGACGGCTCGAAGGCAGTCACGCTGTCGCAGCAGAACGCCGACCCGTTGACCTCCAACGACAACACCCAGACGACCAGGCTCGGCACGCGGTACGGCTCGTTGCTGATGGACCCCACGGGGTTCACCTACGAGGTGTGGGTGCGATGGACGGCGGGCCAGACCTGGTTCGGCGCAGGATCGCTAGGCACCAACGAATCGACCACCGACCCCAACCTGCACGACGGTCCACCCCGCCACTTCGCCGTGCGGACAGCTTCAAACCAGATGGCATTCACTTACGGGGACGCGAATAACGTCGGCCAGGTCAACGTCGCTCCTCTGTCTGGGGTAAAGACGTTCGCTGACGAATTCTGGCATCACCTGGTCTTTTCCGGTACTGGGTCGAACAGCTGGCGCGGCGGTAAGGACAACGTCCTCCGGACGGGGACTTACGACAACCCGCCCCCGGTGGCGATGAAGATCGACAATCTCTACCACTACGTCAACACTTTCTACGGCGACATAATCTCGGTTGCCTCGTTCGCGAATGTCGCCCTGTACAACTTCGCGTTATCACCAGCGCAGATCGCCGCTCACTACCAGCGCGGAATCGGCTACTTCGGCGAGAAATCCGGCACCCGCGCGCTCCGGCTGCTCACCGCGTACTGGTCGACGGCGGTCGTCACCGACACCGGCGTGACGTCGATGGCTGCCGACTTCTCCTACAACGGCCGCGCGATGCTCGACGTGCTACAGGAAGTCGCCGACACCGAGTCGGGGCTCGTCTGGGTCGACACTGCCGGATTCGTGCATCAGGACTCGCGCGAAACCCGCTACACCGCGGCGACGTCGACGACACCGCAGTTCGTGTTCGGCGAGAACGCCGTCGGCGGGGAGCTGCCGTACTCGGACCTGAAGTACGACTACGACCCGACCTACGTCTACAGCCAAGCCAACTTCACCGCGGGTGGATCCGGGGCCACCATGCCGCCGGTGATCAATGCAACGACCCAGACCGCCGTGGGACAACGGGTGCTTTCGAAGACCCTGCAGATGGCCGTCGACTGGGATGTGCAGCAGGCCGCGAAGTTCTACGTGCAGCGGTACGCGAAGCCAGCTGGTGCACCGGGAACCGGTGTGCCACCGAGGATCGCGGGAATGACGATCGATCCGTCGTCAAACCCGGACTTGTGGACGGCGGCACTGACGCTCGACGTCGGGTACCGGGTGACGGTGAAGCGCCGGACGGCGGCCGGGGTCACGATCTCTGGCGACTACTACATCGAGCAGGTCAGCCACAGCAACAACGGTGCCAAGTGGACAGTGACCTACCAGCTCTCACCGGTGTTCGTGTCGCAGGCGTGGGTGCTCGGTGACGCCGTCAAGGGCGTGCTCGGAACAACGACCGTGTGTGTCTACTGAGGACGGAGAGCAGACAGCATGGGCATTCCCACACCGGTGATCCCGTCGTTCACCGACGGCATGATCGTCCACGCGACGGACCTCAACGCGCTGGCGCAGAACCTGACGAACCTCTACCTGTACAACAATGCGGGGTTCACCACACAAAAGCCGTGCGCGATCGTGCGGGCCACCACCGGCCAGGTCATCCCGAACAACGCCGATACGGTGCTCAATTTCCAAAGCGCGGTCATTAACACCGACAACATGTGGACCGCGTCCGCACCCGGCGTTCTCACGGTGCAGCACCCAGGGATCTACCTCCTCAATGGCCAGGTTTTCTATCAGGCCATCGGGGCGCCGACGCTGAACACGAACGCGGGTGGCTACATCTGCGTGAACGGCACGACGTCCTCGACCAACGCTGTCGGTGCCGGTGGCGCGAACGCCGGTCAGGGTGCGGCTGGTCCGACTGCGAACATGTCCGCGCTCGTCAACCTTGCCGCTGGGGCAACGATTTTCCTCGAAGCCACGCACACCTACGGTGCCTCGACGACGCTGCGGACGAACTTCGGTGGCTCGTTCCTGGCCGCCATCTTCATCACCCCGTCCACATAGGACTCAAGCACGAAGGGGGTGGACGTGGGTGACCTGGCGCAGCTGCTCCCCGGCATCGCTTCGATCATCACGGCACTCGGCGGGGTCTGGATCGGACTCCGCGCCCTCAAGACCGGCTCACGGCGCGAGCGTCGGACCGCGGCGCAGCACGTCATCGACCGCGCGATCGGGACCGACGACGAAGGCGACGAGCAGGAAGACCGGCACGACGCACGCGCCGAGCTGCTCAAGGCCCTGCGCGATCTCGCAGACGAGGAGGGGAACGACGGATGACGGGTGACTCGATCGACCGGACGCTCGTGCAGCCCGCCGCCGACGGCGCGCGCGACTCGCGGTCGCACCGGATGCTCTACCTCGCGGGGGCGCTCGTCGTGCTCGGGGTGCTGGGGCTCGCAGCCTGGTCGTTCTTCGCGATCCGTGGCTTGCACGGCGACGTCACCGCGGCGCAGGGGAAGGCCGACATCGCGACGACCTCGGCGACGGACGCGGCGGGGCGCACGCAGCTGCTGTACGACCAGGTGCTCAAGCTCGGCGGCACGCCGGTCGTCGCCCCGGCCCAGCCCGGCGCCACGGGAGCCACTGGCGCGACCGGGGCCACCGGCGCGACGGGCTCGGCCGGCCAGACACCGCCGTGCCTGCTCACCGCCAGCCAGTGCCAGGGCGCCAGCGGCCAGCCCGGCAAGGACGGTCCCGCGGGCAAGGACGGCTCAGCCGGGGCAGCTGGCCAGGACGGGGCGCCCGGGAAAGACGGGGCACCTGGGCAGGACGGTGCTCCGGGCAAGGACGGCGCGCCCGGCACCTCGGTGACCCGGCAGTACTTCGACCGCGACGCCGACGGCGTCTGCCGGTCCTTCAACGACTACAGCGACGGCCGGACCCGGGTCGACCAGGGCGAGGCAGGCGACGCCGCGTGCGCGCCGGCCGGGCCGCCGCCGACCACCACGCCGTCGGCCGTGCTGCCGACCGGCACCACACTCCGACGGAGGGACTGACCATGCGCACGATGTACGACGCGGTGAACGCCGACAACATCCTCGCCGCCGACCGCACCCCGGAGATGGTCGCCGGGTACATCGACAAGATCAAGCTCGAACCGTGGTCCGGCGGTGACTGGGCCCTCTTCCCCGACGCGGTCAAGGTCCAGATCGTCAAGAAGGCCAGCACGAACGCCGGACACGTGCTCGACGTCGAGCCCGGCGACGCTACCCCAGCGGAGGCGCCCGGCTGGGTGAGGATGCGCCGCTCGGCCGGCGCCGACCCGTCGATCTACGTGCAGAAGTCGACGTGGGCGACGGTGCAGGCGGAGTTCGTACGGCAGCACGTCGACCAGCCGCACTACTGGATCGCCCACTACAACGGCGATCCCACGCTGCCGACGTTGAACGGCATCACCGCGGTGGCGAAGCAGTACCGCGGCGACGTGGCCCCGGGCTACGACGTGTCGTCGGTGGCTGACCACTGGCCGGGCGTCGACGACGCCCGGCCTCCCCAGAGAGAGGAAGACGACGACATGGGATTCGGACGGCCGTGCCCGGCGGGCACCAACCAGCACGCGGACATCGCGGTGGCTGGCTGCACCGCGCTGCGCCTCCACTGCTCGTTCAACCAGTTCGTGAACGTGCGCGCCGTGCTGTTCTACGCCGACACACCGAAGGGGTCCGCCGAGGCGGCGGGCGTCGGTGGCGGCTACGACGGCGAGTTCCGCACCCCACGACAGACGTGGCGGTGGGACCAGAACCGGCCGGGTCCGCTGGAGATCCCGGAGCACGCGACCTCGTGCACGGTGCTGTACGACGCGCAGCACGAGTTCTTCCTGTCGGCGGCGAAGTCGTGAGCGGCCTCCTCGGCCGGCTGGCGTACTACGCCGCCCGCGGCAAGAAGTTCCTCGCCGGGGTCGCCGGCGCCATCGTCGGCGCCGGTGGCATCGCGGTCCTCGCGCCGACCTTGCCGGCGTCGTGGCAGACGATCATCACGGGCGTGGTGACGGTGCTCGCCGTCCTGGGCGGCCCGTCGAACGCACCGAAGCAGCCCCCGGCCAGCTGACCTCCAGCTGACGCGAACGCGCCCCCCGTGCTCCGTGAGGAGCGCGGGGGGCGCGTTTCTTCGTGAGCCTGCCCCACTGAGGGGGGAGGGGTGGGACGGGCCCGCGTCAGGGCACCTACGCCTGGCCGACGAACACGGCCTTGTCGCCGATGAAGTCCGGCTGCAGCTCGATCTGCAGCTCGCCCGGTTCCTTGCCGACGGAGTAGCTCATGTTTAGCTTGAGCGTCTTCCCAGGCAGCACGGTCCCGGCCTCCATCGTGCTGTTCGCGCACTTGCCGCCCGAATCGAACACGGACTCGGCGTGCGCGCCGGCGAACGTCGCGTTCGCGACGGACAGCAGCGCCGCGTCGAACGGCTTGTCGGAGCTGTTGACCACGGTCACCGCGACCGTGACGGCGCGCTCGATGCCCGGCGGCTGAGCGTACTTGCCGGGCTTGCACGTCGCCGGCTGGCCGACCTCGATGGCGACGCCGTTCGGCCAGGTGTAGCGCTGGCCCCAGGTCGGTACCTGCTTGGCGTCGGCGGCCGCGGCGCTCGAAGGCGCGGCGCCGGACGCGGGGCTGACGCTGCCGGTGTTGACGCGCGGCGCGCCACATCCGGCGAGGAACAGCAGGACGCAGGCGGCGGCGGTCGTGAATATGGTTCGGGTCTTCATCGGGTGTCCCCCTCGGCAGCGGTGGTGTTGCGGGTGTAGGTCGGTGTGGTCGGTGTGGTTGTTACGCACCGAGCCCCGGAGTGGAGGCTCCGGGGCTCGGCTCCGCCACCCGCGCGACCGGGCGCGGCCGTCCACCGCCCCGGAGGCTGGGCCTCTTGGGGAGGGGCGTGGACGGGGCTGAGTCCTGCCGGGCCGGCGGCGGTGCAGACGCTGCCCGGCAGGGACCGCCCAAGTCGCGGGGTATGTGCTTGGACGGCCGTTCCGCGATCACCCGCACGCCTGCTTGGACGGGTCCGCGGAGCTGGATACCTGGCCGCCGCGCCCTCGGGGTTCGGCGCGGCGGCCAGGCGGTCACTGTGGTGGCTGCTGCTCGTCGTCCGGCTCGTCGGCGGGCAGTGGCGGCGGCGCGAGCTGCGCCGCGCGGCTCGGATCGAGCAGGAGCAACTCGGCGTCGGACACCTCGCTCCACCGGTGGCCACGGCTCGTGTACCTGAAATGGTCCTCGTGGTACCGCGCCGGACGCCGCGGCTGCTCGGCGATCACAGGCCCTCGTGCCAGTGCTCGCACACCCACGCCGCGCCGGACCCGGCCCGGTACGCGGTCTTGCACCAGCGGCAGGTGTTGATCACACGGGCGTGCTCCGACCAGCGCGCCTGCTCCTGGTCGGTCGCCCGTCGGTGCGCGAGGTTCGGCGCCGGCGTCATCCTGGTCGCGAGTGCGGTGGGCATCAGGCACCGCCGCGCTTGATCAGGTCGCCGACGGCGTGGTGGAGCTGGCTGAGTAGCTCCCACGCGGTGCCGTCTCCGGTGCCGGCGCCCAGGAGGGCAGTCGGGCCGTCGCCGATGCCCAGCGCCAGGCGTAGCCGGCCTTCTTGGTCGTGTACGAAGCCCACGGTCACCTCGACGTCCTGACCGACGGCGTCGGTCGTCTTGATCGACTTTCTTTCGTACGGCCACCCTCTGGTCACAGGCCGTCCCCCAGTTACTCTCTGTTCACTCGTAAGCACGTCTTGACAATTACCGTGCCACATGGACTACAACTGGTCAAGACAAGCTAACCAGTGCGAGAATGAGGCATGGTGGATCGCAGAAGCGGAGTCCCCGCATTCCGGCAGGTTGCAGCCGACATTCGCGAGAAGATCGCCGCCGGCCACTACGCCGCGGGCGAGCAGCTCCCGAGCGAACGTGACCTCGTCGAGTCCTACGGCGTGTCCCGCCCGACCGTCCGTGACGCCGTCAACATCCTCCGCTCCGAAGGACTCATCACCTCGGAACACGGACGCGGCGTCTTCGTCCGGCCGCCCGCCAGCATCCAACGCATTGCCCGGTCGCGACTCTCTCGGGCAGCCCGCGAACGCAACCGTGGCGCGTTCCTCGCCGACGCGGCCGCCCGCGGCTTCACGCCGTCCACGTCTGTGAAGATCCGGTTCGAGCAGGCTGACGCCCGAACCGCCGCGCACCTCGCCATCGACGAGGGCGCGGAGATCACCGTGAGGGATCGGGTGATGCGGGCCGATGGGCTGGTGGTTCAACTCGCGGTGTCGCGTCTCCCGCGCGAACTGACACGCGGCACCGCGATCGAAGAGGTCAACACCGGCAAGGGCGGTGCCTACGCACGTCTGGAGGAGGCTGGGCACCGGCTCGGTTCGTTCGTCGAGCACGTCGGCGCGAGGATGCCGAAACCCGATGAAGGCTCGCTGTTGCAACTGGCGGACGGCGTCCCGGTCATCACCGTTACTCGCGTCGCCTTCAGCGAGGAGGGCACCCCGTTGGAGATGAACGACATGGTCCTCGCGTCCGATCGGTACGAGCTGTCGTACGAGTGGCCAGCTGAGTAGATGCCCGTGGGACGGCGCCCCGGCACACATGACCTGTGCCGGGGCACCGGCGTGTTCAGGACGCCAGCCAGTCGACGAGCTCGGCGTCGCTCGGGGTGCGCACCTCGGTGGGTAGGCCGTCCGGCTCGCTGTCCATGGCGAACGTCCACGTGAGCGGTGTCTGGTCGCCGCGGTCGAGTTCGGTCTTGGAGTTGACCCAGCGCCAGCCGTGCTGGAACCGCGCGAGGTACCGCTTCTCGGCGGCCGTGCGGACGTGGTGCACGAGGACATCGCCCTCCCGGCCGGGCTCCGTGTCGCCGGTGCGGTAGTACGTCAACGTCAAGGGTGCACCGCCCTGCTGCCGCGCTGCCGGGCGACGGTGAGCTGATCCCAGGTATGCAGCGTCTTCGCGATGACGATCCACCAGCCCACCAGGACACCGATGTTCGTGAACACGAACTCGGGGTCGTGCATGCCGTGGCCGTAGTACTCGACCGGCAGGACGAGCGTGACGTAGACGGTGAGGGCGACGAGCGCCATCGCCCACCGCCGGTACGCGGCGAGCAGCTGCTCGGCCGTCTTCGCGCGGTGCCGGCCGTGGGCGGCGCGCGGGAGCGTCGGCGCCCGGTGCGCCCCGTTCACTGCTCGGCTCCCCGCAGGTTGTCCAGCGAGGCCTGCAGACGGGCGTTGTCCTCGCGGATGACGTCCATGTCGTAGTAGGTGTCGTTGAGCTTCGCCTCGAGCTCGGCGGCGCCGGCCGCGCGGACGCGGTGCAGCAGCGACACGACGACGGCCACCGTCGACGTGTCCCAGCCGGCGAGCCAGTCGAGGATGCGGCGGTCGTAGGTGCCGAGTTCGACGCCGTCGACGGCCTGCAGCAGCGCGCCGCGGTACTGGATCGGGCCGGAGTGGTCGTACTCGGTGTGCGGCGGGGTGAGGCTGTTCGGGCAGGTCTCGATGGGGCCGTACCCCGTGGGGGAGCTGGTGCTCGGCGTCGGGGTTTCGGTGATGCGGGTGGTCATGGCGTTGCCTCCTGAAGTGCGGGTGGCGTACTGGGGAGTTACGGTGCTGGGGCGGCCGGGGCACGTACTAGGTGTCCCGGCCGCCCCCCGCGCGGGGTCTGGGCGCAGGTGGTGCGGAGGCGGCGATGGTGGGCCGCGGCTCCGCTGCTCGGCGGTCATGGCTAGGGGGCGACCCTCGGGAGGGACTTGCCGAGCCGGTCCATGGATCTAGCGCCACCGCGGTGCGCCAGCGCGACGTACTTCGCGGTGGTCGACGGCGAGCTGTGGCCCATCAGCTCCTGCGTCTGCCGGATGTCCTTGCAGAGCCGGTAGTGCTGGGTGCCGAACCTGTGTCTCAGCTGGTGCAGGGTGTAGGGCAAGCCGATGCCCGCGAAGAACGCCGAGCTGACGCGGGTGACGTACTGGCCGTTGGCGAGCAGCCCGGTCGGGGTGCGGAACAGTCGGCCTTTACGGAGCACGCCGCGGATCATCGGCACCATCACCGACGGCACGGGAACGATGCGTTCCTTGCCGCCTTTGCCGTCGATGCGCAGCAGCATCCCGTCGGGTTCGTCGATGACCGAGGTGTCCTCGAGCTTGGCGATTTCGCCGGCGCGGCAGCCGACCCACCCGGCGAGGGCGAGCCAGACCATCATCTCCGCGTCGGCGCATCGGAACGCGGTTTTGAGGGCGTCCTCGGGGATGGGGCGGGGCTTGCGGTCGGGGATTTTCGGCAGCGGCAGAGCGACGGCGGGATTGTCGTCACGTTTCCCGCGATCGTGCGCCCATGCGTAGAACGCGCGCACGTGCGTGGTGTAGGTGAGCAGGCTCGACTTGCCCACGCCGAGGTCGGATTGCCAGCGGTCGAGGTCGGATTCCGTGGCGTCGAGGAGGGCGACCGGCAGATTCCGGCTCAGGCGGCGGAGGTTGTCGCGGCGATCGCGGAGCGTGGCGTGGCTGTCGGTGATCCGCCTGAGCCAGCGGAGATGTTCTTCGATGACGAGTTCATCCATACGCCGAACGTCGCATTTCCGACTGGCCCGTTCAGCCGACATGGCGCACGATTAATCGGTTGGGCGCGTCCGACAGGGCGACGCCCTTGCGGCGCGAGTCCAGGTCGATGACCTGCGCCAATTCAGTTACTGACCTGCTGTTTTGCGTAAAATACCCGTGAATACCTGAACCGTTACCTACGGCCGCGGTTGGTCCCGCGGCGCCGACGACGTCGGTGGTGCTGCCGAGTAGGACGCCGGCCGCGATGCCGAACACCTGTGCGACTTCGTAGAGGTCTTCGACGCTCCAGCGGCGGTCGCCCTTGAGGGTCTTGGTCATTTTGGCCGAAGGCCAACCGAGTGCGTCTGCGAGCTGTCGTTGCTCGTACATGTCGCGGGCGGCCATCAGGATCCTCACGTTCCGCGTGATGTTCCTCTGTGCCTCGCTCATCTCCATGGCTTCCATGTTGGCATATCGGAAAGTCCCATGGCAACTGCAAGTTGCATTTGATCACCGTCAGCTACCCATTTGGACGACAGTTACATCGTTGTGACTTGTGGACTTCTAAATTGGAAGCTAGCCTTCCGACATGGCCACGATCACCATCAAAGACCTCGCCCGGGAGGTCCTCGGCGAAGACCTGCACACCTGGGCCGAGCGACACCGCAAGGACGACCGGTCCTGGCCGTGGATCGCCCGGAAGCTCGAAGAGCTCAGCGAGCGCCGGATCACGGTGACCCCGCAGCACCTCAACGAGCTGTGCAAGAAGCTCGCCGCCGAGCGCACCGCCGTCTGACCAGGCAAAACCCTCCCCCTCCCCTCAACAAAAGACGCCCACCCCGAGGCCGTGCAGGGCTTCGGAGCGGGCTTGACCACGAGCCTCAGGAAAGGACCCTCGTGACCAGCTTGGAGACTACCGCCCCCTCGGGGCGCATCCCGTACATCCCGGACGCCGGCCGCCAGGTCGACCAGCTCGGACGGCTGCTCGCCTGGGAAAACCAGCAGAAGCGCTACATGACGGTGGACCGCGACCCGGACGTGCTCGAGCAGCTCGTCGACGGCGGGTACGTGTCGTGGGCGATCCAGGGCTACTCGCTGACCGCCAAGGGCCGCACGACGGTCCTTCGGCTGGCGGCGATCGACGCGCACGACGAGCACGACCGCCGCGAAGCGGAAGCCGCCGAGCGCACCGAGACGTTCGCCGCGGTCGAGCAGACGTCGATCATGTCCGCCGAGGGCACGCTCCCCGGCCGGCACCGGATCGTCGTCTCCCGCCGCCGCACCCCGGGCTGGCTGGTCGTCGCGGTCCTCGCGGTGCTCGCCGCCGCCGACCGGCTGCTGACGCGGGTGGCGTACCGGATCGCCCGGTTCGTGACGCTCCACTCGCGTGGCCTGGCGTGGCTGGTCCTGGCCGTGCCCGCGCTCGCCGCGGGCCTGGTCCTCGGCACCACCGGCGTGCTCTGGCTGGTGGCCAGATGAGCGCCCGCATCGTCGACATCCTGCACCTCCGCCGCCCGCCCGCCGTGGCGTTCGTGCCGGACCAGACGCAGCCCCGCGCCCTGATCGCGGCCGTGGACACCCGGGTCGCGCAGCTGCTCGAAACGTTCTCCTACGTCCACGTGACCGTCGACCCGCACTTCGAGCCGGCCGACTGCGAGTGGTGCGACGGCCAGGGCACGACGTCGGTGCGGGTGTACGGCGACCCGGAGCACGACGAGCACGTGCAGTCCCCGCTGGAGGAAGAGGCGGTGTGCCTGGCGTGCGCGCTGAAGCCGCACGGCCCGATCTGGCAGGCGGGTACCGAGTCCCGGTCGGACCGGGACATCCGAGTCGAGGTGTGTGCGTGATGGGCGTCATCAAGAAGATCGTCGCGAAGCTCGATCAGGTCGCCGACAAGAAGGTGACGACCGCGATCGAGCAGGCCGACGTCAAGCCGGCCCCGAAGCCCGCGCCGAAGGCGGGCGACGCGAAGTTCGTGCGCGGGCTGGGGGAGCGGATCGGGTTCGCCGGGATCGTGCTCGCCACCGTCCTCGCCGCTGGCGCCAGCCTCGCCGGGTGCAACGAGGAGACCGGCCCGGGCAAGCCGCCGCCGACCGCGGTTGCCACGTGCGAGGAGGACCAGCCCTGGTGCTGGGACTGCCACACGGACGGCAACCGCCGGTGCGGCAACGACGACGGGGCGGTGCAGCGATGACCGCTACGACCACGCCCGCGCTGGAGCTGGCCGCCGTTCTGTACGCGCTCGCCGAGCACCTCGTCGAGCACCCGCACCTCCCGAGCGTCAACCTTTCCCGGCCTGGGCCGGGCGACTACCCGGCCGTGCTGCAGATCTCCGGATTCACGCACGTCGGCGAGCTGAACGGCATCCCGGCACTGCTGGGGTGGGCGCAGTCCCTTGACGACTGCCGGATCTTCCTCCGCGAGCACGTCCGCAACAACACCTCGGTCTACGTCGAGGGGCTGATCGGCGGCATACGGATGCAGATCTGGGACGTTGACGAGGGCGACCTCTACCGCTGGCGCGGGGCCGAACGCGACACGTCGATCACGTTGGGGCAGCTGGCCGCGTACGTCGCGGCCGGGACCGTCGAGCACGCGGGCGAGCACACGGCGGCAACGTCGTGACCGCTGTCGCCGAGAAGATCACCAAGCCGGGGATCTACCCCGGCGTGCCGGACGAGGTCTACCACGCGGACCCGGTCGAGGGCGGCTCGCTGTCCTCGACCGGCGCCCGCGCCGTGCAGGACTGCCCGGCGAAGTTCCACTACGAGCGGTCGCACCCGCGCCCGCCCAAGCGCGAGTTCGACCTCGGCCACGCCGCACACCACGAGGTGCTCGGCGTCGGCCCGCGGCTCGAGGTCATCGACGCCATGGACTACAAGACCAAGGACGCCCGCACCGCCCGGGACGCCGCCTACGCGGCCGGCGCCGTGCCGCTGCTCCCGTGGGAGTACGACCAGGTGCAGGAGATGGCCGCCGTGCTCCGGGCGCACCGGACCGCGGCCGCGCTGCTCGCCGGGGCGATGCAGTTCGAGCTGACGCTCGTGTGGCAGGACGTCCAGACCGGCGTGATGTGCCGGGCCCGGATCGACTGCCTCACCCGTGCGGCGAACGGCCGGATCTTGATCGTCGACTACAAGACCGCCCGCTCGTCCCGCCCGGACGACATCCGGAAGGCCGTGCACGAGCGCGGCTACCACCAGCAAACCGACTGGTACAGCGACGGCGTGATGGAACTGGGGATCTCGCAGAACCCGTTGCCGCTGCTGATCTTCCAGGAGAAGACACCGCCGTACGTCGTGACGGTGGCGCAGATCCCGCAGTCCGCAATGGACATCGCGGCCGTGAAGAACCGCGCCGCACTCGAGCTGTACGCCGAGTGCACCCGCACCGGCCACTGGCCGGGCTACGCCGAGGACGTCGTCATGGCGCCGCTCCCGCCCTACGCGGAGCGGCAGTTCCAAGAGGAACTCGACCTCGGCCGCTACGACCTCGGCCGCTACGAATTCAAGGGGAAGCAGGCAGCATGACCGACACCATCACCACCGCCGACCTGACGCTCGGGGCGCCCGTCTCGACGGTCAACCGGCTCGGCCAGGCCACCGCGATCGAGCAGTCCCGCGCGGTCGCCGAGGTCCAAGCGGCGGTGTACCTCGCCCGGCAGTTCCCGCGCGACGAGGCCGAAGCCACGCGGTCGATGGAGAACAGCTGTCGGCAGATGTTCGTCGCCGAGAGCGCGTTCTACCGGCTGCCGCGCGCCGGCGGGGCGGTGACCGGGCCGACGATCCAGCTGGCGAAGGAACTCGCGCGGTGCTGGGGTCACATCCACTACGGGCCCGGCGAGATGGACCGCACCGCCGACCGCTCGGAGATGCTCGTCTACGCCTGGGACGTGCAGTCCGGCACCCGGGCGTTCTCGACGTTCATCGTGCCGCACAAGCGCGACAAGAAGAACGCGGCGGGTACGACGGTCCCGGTCGACCTGATCACCATGCAGGAGATCTACGAGAACAACGCCAACCAGGCCGCGCGCCGACTGCGGGAGCAGATCTTCGGGGTGCTGCCCTCGTGGTTCACCGAGCGCGCGAAGCAGCTGTGCCGCGAGACCCTCGACGCCGGGGACGGCTCGTCCCTCGAGGACCGACGCGCCGGTGCCATCGCCGGGTTCGGCGGCCTCGGCATCACGGTGAAGCAGCTCGAGAAGAAGCTCGACCTGCAGGCGCTGCGGTGGACCGGGCACGAGCTGGGCCAGCTGGCGGTGATCTTCCGCGCGATCACGGCTGGAGAGATCTCGAAGGACGTCGAGTTCCCGCCCGACGCGACGGCGATCACGACGAAGGACATCACCGGCGCCGAGCCGAAGCCGGCGCCGGTCGAGTCGCCCGCGCCCCAGCCTGTCGAGCAGAAAGACCCGGCCGGGGAATCGGTGTCTCAGCCGGAGAACGCCGACGCTGGGACCGTGCCGACCGAACCGACCGCCAGCACGCCGGAGCCGAAGAGCCAGGGCGGGTACGAGGTCACCGAGCAGACCGACGTCACCGCCGACGAGCTGCCCGGCCCCGGCACGCCGCCGGCCGCCGGGCAGCCGCCGAGCGGCAAGGGCACCAAGGCCCGCCGGGCACAGATCACCGCGCTGGTGACCATGCTCAAGGACAACGGCGTGAAGGACAGCAGTCACGACCTGCTGGCCGTCGTCTCGCTGCTGCTCGACGAGCGTCTGCCCGCCCTGTCCGACCTCACCGCCGAAGAGGTCACCTACCTGTACAGCCGCATCCCCGAACTCGTGTCGGGCGGCGACTTCGCCGGAACGATCGAGCGCGCACTCACTGCGGCGAAGGACGCCGTGCAGGCCAAGGGCAGCGACTTCACCGAAGCCGCGGGCGGCTGACGTGTCAACCCGGTGCCAGCGCCTGCAGTGCGGCAAGAAGCTCACGGACCCGAAGAGCCAGGAACTCGGCTACGGGCCCGTGTGCTACCGCAAGGTGTTCGGGCGTCCCGCTCCCGTGCGGGGCGGGACGCCCGTCGGCCCGGTCGCGCTGTTCGACCTGCCCGACGCGCCGGAGCGGCCGCTCGGCCGCGACGCGCGGCGGACCCTCCGGCAGGCCGCGGCGATCCGCCGCGGCTACCACCCGCTCGGCATCGCGCTCCGGATCTACCTGCCCCTGCACCCCGACGCGCCGCGAGGCGATGACCGGAAGGCGCCGGGCCCACGGTGCGCGTCGTGCGTGCACCGCGTGATCCCGCTGCGCGAGGTCGCCGGGACCTACCCGAAATGCAACTTCGGCGGCGACCTCCGCCGCGCCACCGGCGGCCCCGGCACCGACTGCCGCGCCTGGTGGCCGGCCTGCCACACCTACCAGACCCGGGAGGAGGGATGAACGACGTTGAGGCCGAAGCGCGGAAACTCGCCGCTGCGCTGTTGGTTGAGGTCGCGAAGAAGCTCAACGCCGCGTCTGCGGTGAGCCTCGCCGCGTACTGGCGGCGTCACAACGCCGGCGAGCGCGGCAGCTCCGTCGAGGAGCGGTTCATCTACGGCGAGTGCCTCACTCACGCCGAATCGCACGTCCGGCAGCACATCCACGACCTGACCGGGCGACTACCCAACTACCCCAGCCGGAAGCGCCGCGACGATCCCGCAGTCGCCGAGGCGCTGTTCGAAATCGCTACACCGTAACGAAAGGACCCGCAGGTGACCGACCAGCAGTCCACCGAGGACACCGACGAGAAGCCGCCACCACCGGACTTCGCCGCGTTCCTCGCGACCCTCAACAAAGGACGATCGAACCGCGACCTCTCCGAGAAGCTGCAGCAGATCGTCGAGGCCATCGAGGAGACCGGCAAGCAGGGCAGCATCACCTACACGATCAAGATCAAGCCCCAGAAGGCCGGCGGCATGGTCATCCTCACCGACGAAGTCCGCGCGTCCGTCCCGCGCGGCGAGCGCCCCGAGTCCATCGCCTTCATCGGCCCGGACTTCGCGCTGCTCCGCAACCCCGTCGACCAGCCCAGCCTCTACGACGAGGTCACCGAAGGGAACCGCAAGTGAGCGACTTCGATGCGCTCGATGCCACCAGTGCCGTCGAGGCGGTCGCCGAGCTGGCGCACCGCGCCGCGGCGGCCGAGGCGCCGGCATCGCACCCGATCGACCAGGACGACTCGCTCGTCGTCCGCGTCGTCCCGAACGACCAGACGATCCGCACCGTCGACCTCGAGCGCTACCTCGAGCAGCCGCGGCGTCCACGCGGCGACGTCACCGTGCACGACCCGGCCGACTTCTGCACCTACGTCACCCGCCTCGAAGGCACCCAGACGTCGGTGTGGGCCAACGAGGACACCGGCACGGTCACCGCCCTGTTCAACGACCACGGCGAAACCTACGAGGAGGACGCCGAGGGCAACGCCGGGTGGCGCGACCACACCGCCACCCTCCGGCTCAAGGTCGACCGCGACTGGGCCGCGTGGGCCGAGCGTGACGGGAAGCTCGGCAGTCAGGAGTGGTTCGCCGAGTTCCTCGAGGACAACGCCCGGCTGATCGTCGAGCCGGACGCCGCGACGATGCTCGAGGTCGCCCGGTCGTTCCAGGCCCGCAGTGAGGCCGACTTCTCCCGCGTGGTGCGCGTCGACAACGGCGACGTCCAGATGACCTGGAACGAGCAGACCGACGCGAAGGTCAACTCGCCGGGCAAGGGCACCTTCGAGGTCCCGGCCAGCTTCACCGTGCGGCTCGCGCCGTTCGTCGGCACGCCGATGCAGGAGCTGACCGCGCGCCTCCGCTGGCGCCTGCGCGAAGGCCAGCTCGCGATCGGCTACGCGCTGCTGCGTCCGGACCTGGTCGCGCGCGAGGCCTTCCAGGACGTCGTCGCGACGGTGCAGGGCGCGGTCAACTCGCCGGTCCTGCTCGGCGTGGCCCCCAAGCCGCTCACCGCGGCTCAGTGACGTGCCGGCCGGGCTGCCCTTCCCCTCAGCCCGGCCGACACCCCTGCGGGGCCCGGAGGCGCGGCCGGGCCCCGCATCCCCAACGACGACAACCGGGAGGTGATCCCCCAGTGGCAGACACCAAGACCTGCGCAACGTGCGGAGAGACGAAACCGCTGCAGGGCAACTTCTACTGCACCCAACGCGGCACCCGACGGTACTGGCGCAGCGACTGCAACCCCTGCGACAACCGGAAACGGAACCGCTCGGTGCTCGTGCCCACCGCGCCACCACCGCCACTGCCCACTCGCGAACAGATGCGCGCGTGGTTCGAGTCCGGTTGCCGGATCGCATGACCGCCGTGCCGGAACCCGAACCAGCCACACCGCGACCGGTCGGCCGCTTCGAATGGGAAGCCGTCCTCCGCCGCCTCGAGCTGCCCAAGGAGGTGAAGTACGTGGGGTTCGTGATGGCGACCTACGCCGACCCGAACGGCACCCGAGTGCGCCCTGGCGCGGCCGAGCTGGCCGCCGCGGTAGGCGACGCCGAGTCGACGCTCCGACGCCGCGTGTCCTTCCTCCGCAAGGCCGGACTCATCCTGCAGACCTCCCGCGGCGGTGGCCGCAACGGCGCCGGCCGAGCGACCGAATACCGGCTCACGCTCCCGCTGGATCTGCTCGAGCAGTTCGAGATCCGGCCGCTTGGCCCCGCCCGGATCACTGCTGTGCCCCCGGTTTCACCGCTCACCCAGGAGAGCGGTCAAGACCACGATCCACCGCTCGCCCTAGGGGAGCGGTCAAACGGACCGTCCCCTGTGGACAACTCCGATTCAACGCTCGCCCTAGTGAGCGCCCAAACCGAGACACCTCAGGACATTGACCGCTCAAATAACGCCGTTTCGGAGACTTTGACCGCTCGATTTTCGACTTTGACCGCTCACCCCTGGGTGAGCAACTACCGGCCACAAGACCTACCACCTAGACCGACCACTGCTGAGACACCCGACGCAACCACCGACCGCGCGAGCGACGCCGATCACACCGACCCACCGACCGATCTCGCAGCAGTCGAACTCCGGCCCGCCCGATGCCCACACGGCGCGCCCAACCACCGACGACCCGACGGCAGCCCCCGCTGCGTCCTCTGCCGCCGCAACCTCCCCGCCGGAGAACCGCCGTGAACCGCCCCAAGCCACGCGCCAACCTCCGCGCCGGCCTCTGGCAAGACACCCCCGAAGCCGCCTACGTCCCCGCCCACGACCTCCGCATCGAGCAAGAAACCTCCCCGCTCACCCGCCCCTGCCCCGCCTGCCACGCCACCACCGGCCAACGCTGCACCCGAGCAGCACGAGGCGGCCGAAAAGACCTCCGCGGATGGCACCCCAGCCGCCTCAACCCATCGGAACCCAAAACCCAGGAGACCCCATGACCAGCGCAAACAGCTCCGAAGACCTCCACCAAGGTCGAGGTTGGCTCAACCGGGCCGCCGAGATGCTCGACTCGTGCGAGGACCACGTGTCCGACGCCGAGTTCGCCCGGGCTGCGGCGGCGATCGGCAACGGCTTCATCGCCTTGGCCCACACCGAGCGTGCCGCACGCACGGCTGGCGCGTTGGATGCTGCGGCTGAGCGGGTCCGGCGCGCTGCGGCCGAGTCCCGGCCGCACGACGACGAGCCGGTGCTCGGCGACGTGATCAAGTGCCAGCAGTGCGGTCGGCAGACGCGCTCGATCAGCCGTGGCTGCTCGGCGTGCGGGCACGGCTTGCCGTGCGCATGCTGCGCCTCCGGGATCATCCCGGTGTTCGAGGGCCCGAAGTGCGGTCGTGGTCTCGGCCCGGACGGCTGCGGGCACACCCACGCGGAGCACGCAGGGTACGACCGTGGCTGACGACGCTGCCGGCGCCGTGCGCCGCACACCCCGCCCGACGCCCCGGGCCGATGATCACCAGACCCCCGAAACTGGCGCCCCAGTCGCCCCAGGAGCCACGAACCCGGGTGCCCCGGTGTCCCCGGACGCGCACGACGGCTCAGGCCAACTCAGGCCCGAAGCCGCTGAAGCGCTCGCCGCCCTCCGCGCCAAGCTCGCCGAGACCCCCTACACCCTCCGGATCGGCCACGTCCACACCGTCAACGACGACATGCAGGCGTTCCTGGAGCTGCCGGACTGCGAGGCCTGCGGAGGCACCGGCAAGGACGACCACGCGTCGCCGTTCGAGGCCCCGCTCGCCGTCCACTTCGCCGGAATGCCGGTCAAGGCCGAGGGACGGCGCCGCCAGCTGTGCATGTGGTGCGGCCACATCCTCTCGGACATCCCGAGCCGCAAGGGCGAGAGCCTGCCGCCAGCGTGGCTCGTCGGCACGCTCGTCCGCGTCGAGGACGGCATCGCCGCCGAGGTCGACTACGAGCCCGGCGGCGAGCTGCCGCCCGGCTGCTGCGCCCTCCCCGACGACGAACCCGCCGACGACGGCCGGTGCTCGAAGTGCGCCGCGCCACGCACCGCTTTCGACCCGTTCGGCGACGGGCTCTGCAAGCAGCACCTCGCCGAGGCGTACCCCGCCTCGGCGGCCACACCGACCCCATGGGGCCGCTGCCCGAACAACCCGCCCTGCGAACACCCCTCGTTCATCCACGACGTCTCCGGCGACCCTGAAGACCCGAAGCCGATGTGCTGCGCCGACGGCTGCCGATGCGGCCGACCCGACCCCGGGCCCGACGAGGCGCAGGAAACCCGCGCCGCCGCCGACTGGCCGGCCGAACCCCACGACGACGATCGCTGCGGAGCGGGCTGCGGCAACGGCCCCGAAGACAGCTGCTGGCACAGCGAGGAGGACTAGTGGCCACCACCCACGCCTGTCCCGGCCAGTGCGGCCGCCAGGTCTTCACGCACATGTTCGCCTGCCGCGCCGACTGGTACCGGCTCCCCACCGACCTCCGTCGCGCCATCACCGGCAACTACGGCCGCGACCGCGCCGCCCACCTCGAAGCCATGGGCGACGCCATGCAGTGGTACGCCGACAACCCGCGGGAGGCCGCCAATGGCTGATGACTGGAAGTCCTACGTGGACCTCGACGGCACGACGGTCCTGCAGCACGTCAAGGCGCCCACGACGGTCGCCGAACTGCTGGAGAAGCACGGCCTTCACCGTGCGCAGCTCGTGCAGAACGCGGCCGGCACCGAGCACCACCTGATCGCCGAGCTGATCAGCGAGGCGTGGCAGCTGGCGGACTTCGCCGCGCGGCACGAGCTGGTGCCGCGCGTGGCCGAGCTGCAGGGCCGCATTGACCAGATCCGCGCCGTGCTGGCCGCCCACTACGACGCCGACGCCGACACCGGCACAGAGGTCAACGTCGTGGCCCGCATCACCAGCATCATCGACAGCGCCCCGCCCGCGCCCGAGACGTGGTCGTGCACCCGATGCAGCAGCGACCGGTGGGTCGGCTGGCGCGCTGGACCCGAGCACGAAGGCTGGCCGCGCAAGGCACAGTGCGTGCCGTGCGGCCACGTGCAGGCCCTCCCCGCGATGGAGGAGGTGCCCGGTGGCTGAGCCGGAGAAGTCCACAGAGGACACCCGCTGGAGGCACCTCGAAACCGCCGCCAAGATCGACGTCTCCATGGTCGTGCTCACCCTCGCCACCCTCGTACTGCTCCGCGGCTCCGACGTCCTGACCGTGCTCACCGCCTGGGCCTTCCTCCGCGCCGAGCTCCCGTGGACGTGGGCATGAACGGCGCCGGCTACCGGGCCGCCGTCGCGAGGGCCATGTCCGAGGATGAGCTCGAAGACGCCGTGATCGAGGCTGCGCAGTTCCTCGGCTGGGTTGTCGTCCACCACCGGCCGGCCCGCACGAAGGACGGCGAGTGGCGTACCGCGATCAAGGGCCAGCCCGGTTTCCCGGACCTGTGCTTGGCCCGCGACGGTGTCGTGCTGCTGCGGGAACTCAAGCGGGAGAAGGGCAAGACGTCGCCGGGGCAGGTGATCTGGCTGGAGGCGCTCGGCGACTACGGCGGGATCTGGCGGCCGTCCGACTGGCTATCCGGCCGCATCCAACACGAACTCAGGAGAACCCGATGACCGCCAACCCCGACCGCGCGTGCCCGCACATGAACTTCGACGTGCAGGCCGTCATCAACCGCCTGAGCAACGTCGAGGGTGGCCCCATCGACGCCTACAACGCCGAGATCACCATCAGGTGCCTGGACTGCGGTGAGCCGTTCCGGTTCATCGGCTGCCCGGCGGGCCTGCTCGCGGACCGGCCCGCGGTGAGCCCCGACGAGGCCGAGCTGCGCGCCCCGATCCGGCCAGCGTCGTCGGACCCGGACTTCGGGCTCGGCATCCCCGGGTTCGCCGTCACCTACCGGGACGGCCGATGACCGCGCCGAAGCGGCCGTCGTTGGCCGACACCATCGCCCGCATCGACGCCGCACTCGCCGAGGGCGACACGTTCACCGTCACCGAGCCCGGTGTCTACGAGGTCACGTGGTCCCCCGCATTGCGAGAGGAAGCACGCCGGTCGGCTGCCCGGCTGGCCGACATCGTCGAACGCCACAACGCCGCGGTCGCCGCGCCGCCGGAACCGGACTGGGTCACCTTCGAACCGCACACTCGGCCCGGCCGCGTACGGCGCGCCCTCCGTCGCCTCTTCGCCCGCTGACCCCACCCCGCAGGAGCGCCCATGCACGACACCATCGCCGCCGCGATCGCCGCGGCCGCCACCGTTCCCGACATGACCGTCGACACCGCCCGGTTCGCCGACGGCACCGTGGTCACCCGCCACGTCATCCGCCACCCCGGCGATCCAGCCGCCACCGACGACGACGAGCCCATCCGGCCGTTCACGCAAACGCTGTTCGAGATCACCACCCCGGACGGCCACCTGTTCCTCACCACCAGCCGCATGATCATCGACCTGGAGGCCTGACGTGACCGCCAACCCCAAGCCCCTCAAGGTCCCCGTCGCCGCCGGATTCGGCCTGTTCGTCGCCGGACTGCTCGGCTGGCTCTGGCTCGGCGAATGGCGGCTCGCCGTCACCGGCACCGCCCTGCTCATCCTCGGCGCGGTGCTCGCCGGCGTCACCAAGGACGGTGCCCGATGAGCAACATCATCTGCGGGATCGACGAGCCCCGCCCCGACTTCCCCGACCTCGGCCTCAACTGCTGCTACCGCGCCGCCGTCTACGGCTCCGGCGACTGCTCGTGCTGGCGCCCCGTCTACGACACCCCCGGCCAGGCCGACCCCATCGACGACATGACGCCGTCCGTGCGACCGGGGCTGTGCGGCGACTGCGCCTACCGCCCCGGCAGCCCCGAGAAGACCGGCGACGCCGAGCACCGCGGCGACGCGCAGGAACTGGAGATGCTCGCCGAGGGCGGCAAGCCGTTCTACTGCCACCAGAACATGCGCCGCATCCTCCGGTGGGAGCACCCGTCCGGCGCGGTCGTCGACGGGCACCCTGCGGACTACGCACCGCCGATCGTGGACGGCGTGCCGCTCAAGGTCGACGGCACCCCGGCGTTCCTGTGCGCCGGATGGGACGCGCGGCGCCGCGCCCTCGAGGCGAAGGCGTGACGCCCCGCCGCCGGCAGGGCTCCGGCCGCCGCGCGTTCGACCAGATCGGCCGCCAGCTCGCCGAATCGCTCAGCAACCTGAGCAAGCTCACCGCGGCGCAGGCCTCGATCGGGTGGGCCGTGCAGGACCAGCCGACCGCGGCCGCCGAGGCGCTCGAACGGCTCGACGACGAGCAGCTGCAGGTCGTCGCCGACGCAGCCGGGTTCGTGAGGATGACCGCGCTCGGGCTCATCACGCAGGACGACGACCCGGGAGGCACCTCGCCATGAGCCCGCGACCATGCGTGTTCCAGCACACCGACCGGGGCGGCGAGCAGATCCTCGCCGCCCCCGGGCTCCTGTGCTGCCCCTCCTGCAGCGCACAGGTCCGCAAGGCCGTCGACTACCTCGGCCAGCTCTACGAAGGCCTGCAGGACGTCGACGAACTCACCCCGTCCGGGTCGCCGGACAGCACCGGCGGCCGCTCGGTGCCGGGCTCCAGGAGCCCCGCGGTGGACGCGCTGCTCGTCCACTCCGACCCCCGCAGCCACGCCCGCGTCGGCGACCACCCGGCCGCGCTCGCCACCATCGCCTCCTGGGCCCGCCTGATCCGCGAGGAACGCTCGCTCGACACCGCCCCGGCCAAGCTCCGCGCCACCGTCCCCGCCGGCCGGATCTCGATGGCGCGGGAACTGGCCACCATCCGGTTCCACTGGGACTGGCTCATGGCCTACCCCACCGTGCTGCGGTTCTGCGCCGACGTCGACGAGGTCATCAACGGCCTGGAGTACGTGCGCCGCATGAACCCGCCGGCCATCCGGATCGGCAAGTGCCCGGTCGTGACGGACATCGAGGACCTGCCCGACGGCGGTGAGCTGCCCCTCTCCTGCGGGACGTCGCTGCGGGTGCGGCCCGACGACGCCGAGATCCGCTGCGGGGGCTGCGGGTACGTGTGGCCCCGCGCGCGCTGGCACGAGCTCGGCGACCCGTGGGCGGACTACGCGCACCTGTCCGCCGAGCTGGGGGTGCCAGTGGGGACGTTGTGGCGGTGGGCGTCCAAGGACCGGTGGCAGACCAGCGGGACGCGGGCACGGCGGCTGGTGCTGCGCGCGGACGCGCTCACCTCGTACGAGCGCTACCGCGGCCGGCTGCTCGGTGAGGCAGGATGACCAGCATGGACGACACCACCAACTCCGTGAACTGCTCGAAGTGCGGCACCGCCCCGGCCGGGCCTGGCGGCATCCTCTGCCCCGGCTGCGTGACCAAGATCAGCGCGCAGGGTGGCCTTTCCCCGGCTACCCCGTAGCGTGCGCCGCGCGGATGCGCTCCGCGACGAAGCCCCCTTCCGTAGGCCGGGAGGGGGCTTCGTGGTCGAGCGGCTACCGGCCGCCGCAGGTGCACTGCGACCACGGCTTCCGGCACAGCGGGCAGTGCGTCACGGGCTGGTCGTTCACGTCGTTCCTTCCTGGTAGGTCAAAAACTGGACAATTCCTGGCCAGTCGAGTGCTCGCGGCGCTGCACGGCGTCCTCGAACGTCCGCAACGGCTCGGAGTCGATGTCCGCGCGCCAGGCCGCGAACATCGCGGCCAGCAACTCGTCGCGCGGGTCGGGCCTGCTCACCGGGTCGCCAGCACTTCGCGCAGGATCGCCAACGACAGGACCTGCACGTGACCGAGCTCCTCGCCCTCGTCGAGGTCGTCGATGATCTCGATGGCCGCCCGCAACTCGCGGTCCGACATGCCGCGGGCAACGTTCTCCATCTGCGCCCGGTTGTACAGCACGTCCAGCACGTCGACCTGGGTACGGCGCGCGGTCGCGATGGTCTCGTCACGCCCCATGGAGCCGTAGCGGGTCCCGTCGGTGGTGGCGTCCATCCCGGCGAAGTTGAAGATGCGGTTGAGGTCTGCGGTCTCCCGGGCGACGAGCTGCTCGGTGGTGTAGAGCGAGCGGGCGGTGGTGGCCATGGTGGCTCTCCTGTCTGATGTGGACTGTGGGTGAGTGCCCCCGCTCGGTCGCGGACCGGCGGCGCCTACACACGGCGGGGGCGGAAGATCAGAACGACGACACCGCGCCGCGGAACGTGATCTCGTTGCGGACCATGCGGTCCTGGCTCATCAGCGAGTCGTAGTGCTCGCCGTCATCGGCCTGGAGCGCGCGGGCGATGTTGCGCAGCTCGTCGCGCAGCATCGAGTCCGACCAGGACCTGAGCGGCCGCGTGTGCCCGCGCTCGGCGTGCTCGACCAGGGCGGAGCGGTGCGCTTCCTCACCGTTGCCCACGCACCGCCGGTTCTGCTCGGCTTCCAGCGCCGCGAACCGCTCGGCCTGCTCCAGCGCGTGGCCCCACTTCGCGGCCATCCGCAGGCTGTAGGTCCGCGCGATCAGCTCGTGGGTGGTCAGATCGTGGTAGTAGGCGGGCCAGTTGTGCGGCGTCTCGGTCATGGTCGTTCTCCTGTCTGGTGTGGACGGTCAGGCGGCGGAGAGCTGGGCGGCGGCGAGGTGGTAGCACTGGCGGCCGTTCTGTCCGGCCTTGCAGGTGCAGCTGGCGTGCGCGGTGCTGACCTCGTAGCGGTCGATGCCATTGGAGGCGACGGCGAGCCAGGTGGTGCGGTCGACGCGCTGCACGCCGCCGTCGGTGAGCAGCTCGACGACCTTGGCCACCTGGACCTGGGTGTAGGTGGCGAGGATCAGCCGGGCGGCCTGCTCCTGACGGTCCTTGCGGGCGCAGTGGCGGCCCATGCCGCGGGCAATCGAGTCGGCCGAGCGGAGCGTGCGGTGGCAGCGCTTGCACTGGGGCTTCGGGGTGACCGTCTCGATTTCCATAACCGAAGTTTAACTTCCAAAAAGGAAGCTGACAAGTCACGAGAGCATCACGGCTTGACGCACCTCAAGACCGCTCATACCGTCGAACACATGAGCGAAGAGGCGTCCGAACCCCTCGGCTGGCTGATCTCCGTCAAGGGCTGGGAAACCATGGCCACCCGGCCCCAGCCCTACTACGCCGACACCGAAGCCGAGAAGGACTGGTACCTCCGCAACTCGATGCAGCCGGAGATCTACGACGTCACCCGCGCCCCCGACCCCCTCA